GACGAGGACGGGGAATATCACGCGAGCAAGACGATTGAACTTCGCTCGAAAAATACTTCTTACCGTGGTGACTTGCTGATTTGTTCCAGCGCGAAGCCCGTGCTGGCAGCGCACGAATCAGGCGTTACTTGCGGCTTTGTGGAGTTGTACGATGTCAAGCCCATTGAGGATTTCACGGAGGATGATTGGGCTGCGACTTGTATTCCTGATAATGAACGTCCGCGAAAGGGCTACGGATGGCTTATGCGTAATCCTCGCAGGGTAGTGGAAATGCCTATCAAGGGGCAACTCGGAATTTACAACTTGATTGTCCCGAAGGGAGATATAACAGAGTATCCCCGCGTCCTCAAATTTGGGGATAAGGGAATGAAAATTGTCGATAAAATAGCGAAAAAGTGATGGAACACTGGAAAAGCAAACTAACTCCGTTTGACGCTGAACTTGCCGTAATGGTCGAGTCGCTGACCGGGAAACCGTGCGAACTATGCAACGGGGACGGGCACTATTTCTTTGAAGTGAATTATTCGCTTCATAACGATCCTGACTATATCAATGCGATTATTCAATCCATAGAAGGCCGTTTGGGTGGCAGGCTGATTTCAGTCAATGATGATGCTGACCGCCAGGCCCTGATGGTGCGCGTCCAGTTCTCGGAAGAAAATTATCCAGGGCTGATTGCAGCAGAAAAGAATGGGAAGGCCCAAATCGAGTGCGGCCTTACCTACTGCAAGAAGATGGAGGAAGTCAAGGCCGTGCAGGTAAAGCCTGGCAACGCATCAAGACTTATTCGTTTTGTGGGAAACGGGGAAATGGAAATCCCGAAGTCGGGCGAGTGCGTCTTTCACTTCCTCAATGCCTGCGGCACGGTTTATGCTCACGCGAAGGAGGGCTACTATGTGGTTTATCGTTCCCCGGAGCATTACGCGATTGTCGATCAGGAAACTTTTGAACGCGAGTACGAGTTGAAATGAATTGGAAATGCAAAGATTGTTTTAATTTTGTGCTGTCCGATTGGAGTGGTTATCAGAAAGTGTGTAAACTTGATGGTATGCCATACCTGCCAAATAGTCCGGCCTGCATATCAATAGAGTTATCAGCCCGCGACAAGCGGGAAAGTTTAACCAAATAACAAAAAACATTATGAAAAAATTTCTTTTTCTCTTGTTTCCCTTCGGCCTAATGGCATTGATGCTAACGGGCTGCAAGGAAAGTCCACCGGAGTTCCAATTGGACTTTGTTGGAAATGTGGTAGAAGCGAAAACGCATACCACAACCGATTTCAAGGTTGCAACGACCAACGTCGAAAGCACCTATTTCGCGGCAGGCGAAGTCTTGGCCTATCCCAAGTTGACGCAGGCCGAGTACCCGGATGCGTACAAGTGGGTAAAGGATAAAGCGTTTGTTAATGTCCCTAACGGATCTACCTACGATATTTCCGTAACTGGCTATATCGAGTGGTATGGCGTTAAACTGACTATTGATGAACACTGGAAGAGTAACAATGTGCTGGCGTTAAGGGATATGAATATTGAACCCAAAATGCCTATTGCGATTCTTCCATACCAAAAGCGACTTTTCGCGCATTGCGATTATACAAATTCCCCGTGTGTTTAACTTTGATTATGTCGGCTACTGATTGATAGTTTGTGGGAAAATAACGGCGGGCCTTTTAAGCCAGAACCGAATTTCATTGTATGATCGTAATATGTCTGCCTGGGATATTCACTCCCAGGCTTTTGTCATTTAATAAATTATACCTATCTTTGCAATCGAAGCGTGCAGAGTCGATTGAGAAATCCACGAGCAGGGCAAATCTTATACGCGCATATTCGTCACTACTATACCAAACTTTCTTCATATCGCACCTGCTACACGCCTTATTTGAAATAGAAATATTATGGGAATCGTGAAAAGGGAAATCGCGCCCCAAAGAAAGAAGCGCGAATCTTGGTCTGAAGAGAAAGTGGCCGTTATCTGCAAGGAAATCGCTGCCGGCAAAACCTATGAACAAGCATTCACTCGCGCAAGGGTAGCAAAGTCTGCTTTCTACGCGAGATTGAAGTCCGATATGGACTTTATGGACGCAGTTAAAAATGCAGAAGCCGAGTTTGCTGAATACTTCGATTCAAATATAGTCCAGACTTGCAAGCGTTCATTGTGTGAACTCATCACGGGGTATGAGTATGATGAGGTAACAACTAAAACATATCCTCGACCCGGAAATCCGAAGGTTACAATCACGGAAAAGAAAGTCGCTCACAAGAGGGTTGCACCGAATGTTACCGCGCTTATCTTTACATTGTGTAATAGAGATCCAGAACACTGGCAAAATCGCGTTACCCAGGATGTGAACGGGAAGATGGAGGTGGAGAATAAGGGAAGCGGAGTATCATTGGCAAATGTCCCGGACGATTTGTTAGCAAAGGTTATTGACGCGATAAACGGGAAATAATGGCATTTGAAAAGACGGATGGCCCCGGGCCGGATGAAGATATTATTGTTATTCATTTGGGGCGCACTGTGTCCGAATTGGAATATAAGGCCGTTGTAGATTCTGTTATTGCATTTATGAACAAGCGATGGCCGAACGGCCAATACTCAATACCGAATTGATGGACGTTGATACGATGCAAATAACCCGGGCGTTGTCTGAACGCCCGGAATTGTTCTTACAAGAGGGGGCGCGTCGCAATCTTCTTTGGTTTGCGCAGTATATGGACGATAAGTTTCAGGCTACATCGTTCCATAGGGCATACTACGAGATACTTGATAGGTTCGCAAAGGGGCAGATAAGAAGGTTGATTATTGAGGCTCCACCCCAGCACGGAAAAGCGTTGCTGACGGAAACTCCCGTCTTGACTACAAAAGGCTGGAAGCGGCATATTGACTTGTGCCCTGGAGATTATGTGTTCGGGTTGGATGGTAAACCGAAACTCGTCAAGTGGAATAGCGGAAAGCAGATTTGTGATTGTCAAAGTGTTCAGTTTGCTGATGGATTCAGTCTAATCGCTGCGCGTCAGCACGAATGGATTATATTTGCAGACCACGACGATCATAGAGGAAGAGTTGAGGAAGTCGTTGAAACGCAAAATATATTCTCTCGCAGACATAGAAGGAGTCCTTTCATTCCTGCGGATGCCGTAATTGAGCGCGCAGATAGTAAATTACCGATTGATCCATACTTGCTCGGAGTATGGCTTGGGGACGGAAATTCCTATGATGGATGGATTTCTTGTGGCGCACAAGATATAGAGCATTTGCGACCTTATGCAAGTTTTATAAAGGAAGATAAAACTGCTTTTCGTTTGCATCTTCGAGGGATTGAAACGAAAGAACTTCGCGAACTTGGTGTATTGATGAATAAGCATATTCCTGTGCAATATCTACTTTCGTCCAAGCAGCAGAGAAGTAAGTTGCTGCGTGGATTGATGGACACGGATGGATGCGTTAATGAGCGCGGAACTTGTGAGTTCTGTCAAAAGGAAGGCAAATTAGCAGACGATGTATATGTCCTTTTAAGGACGCTGGGTTATAAGCCTACACGACACAAATATACGGCTCGATTATATGGCAGGGATTGTGGTATAAAGGTGCGCATCTGCTTTCATCCTGATAAGGGCGATAAGATATTCAATCTGACAAGAAAGCAGGAACGCATTGATAAGAAAAGCAGGAATGACCGAGCAGATAAGCGAAAATTCTTCATATCCTCTGTCGAGGATTGTGGAAAACACATCGTTAATTGTATAGAAGTGGAAGGCGGTCTATATTTGGCCGGATATGAACTTGTCCCTACGCACAATTCACAAGGGTCAAGCCGCTTTCTTCCTGCAGATATGCTCGGTCTGAATCCAGACTTGAAGATCTGCATCTGCTCCTATGCTGCAACCATAGCAAAAGACTTCAATAGGGATGTGCAGCGCATAATTGACTCGGACGAATATCGTAGGGTGTTTCCCGAAACGAGATTGAACGGAGATAATGTGGTTACAATCTCAACAAATTATCTCCGCAATTCTGATGTGTTTGAAATCGTGGGGCATCGCGGCTCGTTGAGGGTTGTCGGACGGGGTGGCTCGCTTACCTCAAAGACCGTAGATGTAATGATATATGATGACCTTTATAAAGATTCCCAAGAGGCGAACAGCCCCGTAGTCAGGGAGGGTGCGTGGGACTGGTTTACGAAGGTCGCTCAATCCCGTCTGCATAATGACTCGCAAGAGTTAATTGTTTTCACGCGCTGGCACCCGGAAGATATAATCGGCAAACTGATCGAGTCGAAGAAAATCATCTATGCAAAGAATTGGTCTGACCTCGAAAATGTCCCCGCGAATGCCTGGGTACTTGTGAACTTTGAAGCAATAAAGACAGGCGAACCTACCGAGATAGATCCGCGCAAGGCCGGAGAGCCATTGTGGGGAAGCAGACACTCCATTGAACGGCTGCTCGACCAAAAGGAGTTAGATCCAAGTGGATTCCAGTGCTTGTATCAGGGAAACCCCGGAAGTGCGGAAGAATTATTGTACCAGCCTTTCAAGACCTGGGTGGAGAAAACGGACTACGGACAGTATATCCGTTCCGGCTGCTATATTGATGTTGCGGACGAGGGCGATGATTTTCTCTTCGCTGCGACTTATGACATAGTGAAAAGCCCGAATCAATTTTATAACGAAAAGACGCGACGGTTCGAGCCGTTACTTTTTGCGCTGATAACTGGCATCGAATACACGGACGAATCAACGGATGTTACAACGATAACCGTTCCACGTCTTATCAACGATAACGGTACGCAGAAGGCGTGGGTAGAATCTAATAACGGCGGTAGTCAGTTCGAAAAGACGATCAAGAAGAAAGTGCGCGCCCTGACTGTCCCGTTCTACCAGGGCGCAAACAAGGAGAGCCGCATCATAACGGATGCGCCCTTCGTGAACCAGCATATCATTATGCCTTTCGGGTGGGAGAGCCGTTACCCGAAGTTTTACAAGCATATCACTGGATTCCTTCGCAAGTTTGATGCGAATGCGCACGATGACGATGCGGACGGTCTGACGGGAATCTACGAGAAGGAAATTGCAGATGGGAACGCGAAGCCGTACAACGCAACCAATCGTGGTATCAGAGTGCATTAGGCAATTTGAGGCAGATTTTACGCGAGTATAGACAAAAGACGATAAATAACATATTTTTCATTTTTATCGCGCTAAAATTAGCGATTTAAAAAAAATAACTATATTTGCACCGAAGCGGCAAAGGGTCAGCCGTTAAATTTCATTAACAACTTAAAACAAAACGATTATGTCTTTGATTTGTCAATGCCCCGCTGCCGCAGCCCTTACCACTATTCCGAAGGTCGCTTGCGCCGAGAATTTCGGGCAGATTCAGAAGGTAGCCTTCCAGCGTCTTACGATTGCTGACGGTACTCCCAACGTTATGACTGAAGCGAGCGTCAAACTGCTTGCTACCTGGACTCCCCTGCTGACTTCCGCTACCGGAACGAAGATTGTGGTTTCTCCTTACATTAACGCTCCCGCAGACTCCGGCGGCGATGCCCGTATGACGAGTGGCGGTAACGATGATCTGGGCGGCATCCCCCAGGTGCTGGGTGGTAACCCCGTTCAGTTTGAAGGTTCTCTCCGTGCCGTTCCCCAGTCCGTCATCAAGATTATGAAGGAACTGCAGTGCGAGGCCCAGGCTGGCAACCTCGGTGTTTTCCTTTTCGACGAGAACGGAAATATCGAAGCCATTTTTGACGGAACGAATGTTAAGCCCATTCCCGTCCGTGCCCTGTTCGTGGGCAGCAAGATTCACGGCAACTTCGATGCGAAGGATTCCAACGCGATTTCCTGGCAGTACCCCGACAACTACTCGGACGATCTGAAGATTTACAAGCCGACTGATTTCAACCCTCTTACCGACCTTTAGTGTATGAATGCCAAGACAACGATGGTAATGTTGTCGGCAGGCAGCATTACGCAAGAGTTCGAGTACTCGCACGCTGAAAGGATTTTGCAGTTGAGAAGGAACGGAGGATGGCATCTTCCGGCAAATTCAAAATTCGAGTTTATAGACAATGGGCTACGCCGCAGACAAGATAAGAAAGAAGATAGCGGAAAATAAGCGTTCTGCTACTTTGAGCCGCGCGAAACTGCATCAGATGCGTATCAAGTTTCACACGGTCAAACGCATTACCGCTTTCAATTCTCCGTATATTTCTATTCCACTGACGCAATTCCTTGCGATGGTGGAAAATATCTTGCCGCACGATAAGTTCGTTCTCTTTAAGGCACTTTTCCGTTATCCCATTAAGACGAATGAGATAACGGAAGTGTGCTTTGCGAAATTGAGCCGTGTATTCGACGGGCGCAACCCTGCGTATGACTATCAGTTCTCTACTCCGGCCCTCCGGGATGACTGGGAAGATTACCGCTTGAACAAGTTGAACGAGCCGGAGGTTTGGTCGACAAAGGGGTGGGAGTTTTTCAAATCTGAAATCAACTCCGTTCTTATTGTCGATGTAGCACGAGAGCAGAACACTGAATTTCCAGAGCCGTACTTCTATTGGCTTCCCATTGACGATGTAATCACTTACGAGGCAGACCCAACTACGGGGCAGATGGACTTCATCGTATTTCGCAGGCGTGATGAAATCGTAGTCCTGGACGATGAAACTTACCGAGTATGGAGGGATGAAAGGCATACCGGGATGATTGACGGTATGCCGATTGTTGAAGCCCCGCACGATCTTGGCTATTGCCCGGCCCGTTTCTTCTGGAATGAGCCTATCTCGCTGGAAGATCCTGATGTCAAGGCATCTCCGTTATCTGCGGAATTGGAGTCGCTTGACTGGTTTGAGTTTTTCCATATCAGTAAACGTCAACTCGATTTGATGGGTGCATATCCCATTCTTTCGGGTTATGAGCAAAGTTGCGATTTCACTAACGCCGAAAATGGGGATTATTGCGACGGCGGGTTTTTGCGCGACAAACAAGGCCATTACCGCTTTGATATGGCCGGATTACTTTTGCGTTGTCCGAAATGCGGAAACAAACGCATCATCGGTGCCGGATCGTTTGTCGAAATTCCCGTCCCTTCGGTGGAGAATAACCAGCCCGACCTCCGCAACCCCGTTCAGTTGCTCAAAGTAGATAGGGATTCTTTGCAGTACAATGTGGATGAACAGAAGCGACTGCGGGAAGAAATCATTACTGCAGTGGTCGGCCAGGATGAAATCGTAACAGACCGGGATGCCTTCAACGAGCAGCAGGTTCGCGCAAATTTTGAAAGCGTTACCACCGTCCTTAATCGCGTTAAGAAAGGATTTGAAGCGGCCCAGCAGTGGGTAGATGAAACAATTTGCCGCCTCCGCTACGGCAGATATTTCATTTCAGCGAAAATCAACTACGGAACGGAGTTCTATCTGTATTCCCCGGAGGAATTGCGCAAGCGTTATGCTGCTGCGAAAGAATCCGGTGCTTCAGAGTCCGAACTGGATATAATGCAGAACCAGATCATCGAAACCGAGTATCGTAACAACCCGACACAGTTGCGGAGGATGAAGATACTGGCAGAACTGGAACCGTTCAGGCATCTATCCCGTACCGAAGTAACTGAATTGCGCGAAAAGAATCTAATTTCCGATACGGATTTGCGGATAAAGTTGAATTTCCCTACCTTTGTCCGCAGATTTGAGCGCGAAAACACTAATATTTTGGCTTTTGGGGACAAAATTCCCTACCAAAAGAAGATTGAAACCATATTAGCCGAGTTCAGGCGTTATGCGGAAGAGCAGAAACCGGAACCGGCACAAGTTTAACTCAAAATACCAATCAGTATGATTACAAAAGATGGGCGCGACACCCCGATTGAAAGACTGACTGCTGAAAATTATCTCGTTCCGAAGGGAGAAGAGAGATATTATCACGCAGTCATTGAGGTAACGCAGTTCGACTCCAAGACGGGTAAGAGAATTTCCCGTCCTCGCGTTCAGAAGTTTGGCAAGAAGATGTTTGAACAAAGCGTCTATGCCAGCCTGAAAAAGCAGGGTTACACTGTAATTATCCTCCACGATCCTACCAAGTGGATTGAAGAGCAGAAGGCGAATGCTGCGAAGGCGAAGGCCGAGCAGGAGAACGCCAGGAAGAAAGCCGAAGAGGATAGATTCAAGGCTGCAGTTGCCGCAGAAGTCGCTAAAGCGCTTGCTGACCGCAAAAAGAATGGAAAAGGCAATGGAAAATCGAAAGACGATACCTAATCCGAGTAACGCCACCGGGCGAAAAGTAAATTGACAATTAACCCAAAATTCAAAGAGTAAGAATTATGGCACTCACACATGAACTTCTGAATGCTAACGCAGTTGTTTCCGCGTTGAGCGATGAACAGAAAGCCGCTATCGTCGAAATGTCGAAGAATGACGAAGTTTCGGTCATCGGACAAAAGACGGGCGAGATCTACGGCGGGCTGGATGCTGACATCCTGGCCGCTTCCGGTATCGCAAAGAACGGCACGGAAAAGACCTACGATTACGCCAAACGAGTCATCGGCGAAATCAAAAAATCAGCGGGCGATGTTGCTGGACTGCAGTCGCAAATTTCCGAACTCACGAAAGAGAAAACGAGGTTGGAAGGCGTTATTGCAAATGGCGGCGCGGACGCTGAAACCAAGCGCGAACTCGAAAAGGCCAAAGCAGACCTGGCTAACGTGACGAAGGAATACACGAATTTGAAAACCGAGTATGACAACTCGAAGGCCGATCACGAAAAAGTGCTTTTTGGCCTGAAACTCGACAAGGAGTTTGCAGGTGCTTCCGCAGGTATCAAGTTCAAAGCCGAACTGCCCGCAACCGTAACTTCTGTTCTGCTCCAGCAGGCTATCGCCAAAGTGAAGGGTATGAATCCCGAATATATTGACGATGGCAACGGCGGCAAGGTGCTGGCGTTTATGGAGAATGGTACACTGAAGCGCAATCCTGGGAACAATCTGCGTCCATTCACTGCAGCCGAACTCGTAGCAGCCGAACTCAAAACGATGGGAGTTCTGGACGAGGGACGCACGCAGACGGGCGCAGGCTCGACCGAGGTAAAGCCGGGCAAAACTGGCAATATCTCCGTCGATATTTCAGGTGCGAGGACGCAAGACGAGGCTCACGAGATCATTGCAAGGCAACTGATGTCCCAGGGAAAAGTCAACGGCTCGAAAGAGTTTAACGAGGCGATGGAGCAGGCGTGGAAGGAAAACCACGATGCTTTGAAACTTCTCCCTATCCGTTAAGGGGGCCTCAAATTTTTTGATTATTAACATCGGGTAAAGGGTCAACCCGGAAAAACATTAACAATTAAAACTTTACAACTATGTCGCTTATTGCTACAAGATTGCAGAACTGGCGAGTCGAGAATCCGGAGTTTGACCGTAATATGGCCCGCCCGCTGGAGTATGGCGCGCTCGATTTCTTCATCGAGCAGACTAACATCTCCAATTCCATTATCAACCCCAACCTGCGTGACCGCGCGTTTGAGTCTATCGGCAACACGGTTCAGGTTCCCGTTATCAACTATGATGGGGATGTTGAGGTTTCCAATGTCCGTTCCTGCGTTATCGGGGATGCCGAGAATACCTCTGCCCTCTATACCGTGAACTGGGTAACGCTGTCCGTTGGCTTCACGATGGTTCCGCAGTTGTACCGGAACAACGAAATTTCCTACGAGCACGATTTTGCTCGCAAGATGGAGAAGGTGTGCCGCGCCCTCGCGACTGCGATGGATGTGCAGGCTATCGCCGCCCTCGAAGCGAACAAGACCCAGGTGTTCAAGGATCAGTTGTACTACACTGTAACCGCGAACGCAGTTCAGGTTCCCTGGAACGCCCGTATGGAGTTCCTCGCGGATATGAACGCGATGATGCGTGCCAACGCCTATCCCGAACTCCTGCACGTTATCGGCGGCGCGGGCTTCGACTCTCTCGTTCGCAAGATGGCCGAGCACGACATCTACAACGATGTCAACAAGCGGCTCGAATACGATAACAAGGTGTTCCACTACACCAACAACATCGTGAACGAGCAGGGTGTTTTCGCCACTGGCTACATCGTTACTGATGGCAATGTCGGTGTTCTGACCCGCGTTGACCGCGAGTCCCTGGCCCGCACCCGCGCAAACTTCCACGAGTGGGATGTTGTGCGCCTGCCTTACATCGACCTGCCCGTCGGTTCGCACTACTACACCTCCGTTGGCGATCAGTCCGGCATTGCCGGAGCCGCCTCCGAGGATATGACTTGTGCCGTTAAGGAATACTTCGGCTTCTCCGTTGACATCGCTTTCCTGGTTGCTTACAACAGCGACCCCGAAACCGTTGCCAACCCGATTATCAAGGTCGAGGTCGCTGCCCCTGGCACCGCTAATCCTTTCGCTGCTCCCGTTCAGGTAGTCAACGGTCAGGAGAATCCGGTTTATACGCAGGCCGTAGAGTAATCGATACGATCCATAACTTTCTTCTCGCGGGGACGGGCATAACAACCCCGTCCCCGTTTTTCAGTTAATAAGAAATTTCATAAACTCAAATGGTACGGCTCCAAGAAATACAGAATGCGCTACTCCCGGTTGTCGGGTGGCAGCAAGACTATAACCCGCAGAATCAGATCGAGGAATCATTATGCTTGACGGAAAGTGGCCTTACCTTTCAGGCTGCGCACCCGCTTGTCACGCTTTCAAATATTCGCGCCATTATGCCGGATGATTACTTGTATAAATATCCTAATTGGAGCGCGGAGGTGGAGTATAAGGCAGGGAACAAAGCGAAGCACAAGGGAATCGTCTGGAAGGCGAAGCGGGACAATGTGAATGCCGAGCCGGATGAAAGCCCGGAGGACTGGCAGGTGTTCGACCCAGTTTCCGATTTTGTCCGTCAGTTGACGCTGGACGGAATCAATGCCACGATTAGCAACTTCATCGAATTGAAGCAAATGCGTGAGGAAACGAAGAATCTGCTCGAAAGGCGCACGTTCTTTGACGGTGCGGCCCGTCTTGCGGCAACTATTGACCCGTCAGGTAAGATTGTCGGTTTCGAGATTATCCCGGTGCGCTCTATGGGTGTTACCACGAAGATTGAGCGTATCGGCCTTCAGATGGTCGGTGGGACTGGGAAGATCAAGTTGTATCTGTTCCATTCCTCGCAGATTGCACCTATGCGGATAATCGAACTTGACTTTACCAACACTTCAGGCGGCTTTCAGTGGTTTACTCCTTCGGAGCCTATCTACCTGCCGTATATCCCTGGAAGCGACGGGGATGGGAACGATGCAGGCGGGGCTTGGTTTCTTTGTTATAATCAGAACGATCTTCCCGTTGGGATGCAGGCACTAAACGTATCAAAGGACTGGTCGAGCGAACCTTGTCAGACTTGTCTTGGCGGCTCTATCGAATCGTATAGGCAAATTACGAAATATCTGCAGGTGTCCCCGTTCAGCACGAAGGCCCCGTTGGACTTTGCGCAATATCCTGAAATGTTCGACATCGGGCAAGTGAATTTCACGAACACGATGAACTATGGAATGAATGTGGAGATTTCCGTGGGTTGCGACCTCACTGACTTCATTATCACGCAGCGGCACATTTTTGCCAATGTGATCCAGAAGCAAGTTGCCGTGAACGTACTGCGGACGATAGCGATGAATCCGGATGTTCGCGTCAACCGCAACCAAGTGAATGTAACGCGCGATGAAATTCTTTATGAGATTGACGGTAATCCCCAGGGTAGGGCAAGCGGACTCGGCTACGATCTGAAGCAGGCGTACAAGGCCCTATCGCTCGACACGCGCAATCTTGACCGGATTTGTCTGCAATGCAACAATCACGGTGTTAAGTATCGCACGGTTTAATTTTAGGCTGATTTTAGGCGAGTATATGGAAAAGATGATAAATTATATTACTTTTGCACATACCCGCCTGAAATCAAAAGTTAAGGAAAAATAATGTCTGTTATCTCGAACTTGCTGAATAGAGTCCAGTCTGTGCAAAGCGGGCTGGATTCAGGCGTGTTTGTTCGGGAAATTCTTGTCGGTAAGGAGAGCGATATTATGGAGTTGCAGAAAATACAACTGCTCTCCGGCAAGACTTCAAGCGGGGACGATATTCGCCCCTACTATTCGGAAGATTTGAAGCCGCAGGGCCGCTTTTATAGCGTAGAGAGCGCGGGACGGTACGCGGCCTGGAAACAGACGCTTACATATCCCTACGAAGCAAGCCGCGATGTGGATGTCCCCAACCTCTATGTGAACGGAAAGTTTTACGATGAAATTGGCGTAGAGTTCGGCTCTGACACCCTGGCGGTAATCGGCCTCACGATGTACGCGAAGAAAATCGTCGACAAGTACGGTATGAGCACCTTCGGACTTTCGCAGGAGAATTGGAATGTAATCTTTACCGAGCGCGGGGGTTACGATGAACTGATAACCAAGATAAAAGAAGCGATATATGGCTAATGCACCAATTATACCGAATGCAGTTTTGCTTGACCGGGTAATCGGAGAGATCCAGGTGGGATTGTCCTCTCTGCCCTGGCTTGATGTTTCCTTCGGACGGGCGCAGCGTCTTGTGAAGGTAATGAACGGCAAACGCATCATTACCCCGAATGTTTACTGCGGCGGCTGGAGCGGTCACGGGGAAAATGACTACATCGAGGTAAGCCCTGATAGCAAGATTGGCAACTTCTCTTTTTTCGTTTGCGAAGATCCGCAGACGATAGATAGTAGCGATTGGGTGCAGGACTATCGCACGCCTTTCGCGCTGATTGTTTGGATTGATCTGCGTAGGGTTTATGACGAAGCGTCAAATCGAAATGTGGAGGACTTGAAGAAACAAGTCATAAAACTTCTTTCCGGGAGGACGGGATGGTATCTGTCCGATGGGGGGATCCGCGTGTCAAGGATATACGAGCAAGCCGAGAACATCTATAAAGGCTATTCGTTGTCAGAAGTCGACAACCAGTTCCTTATGCACCCGTTTGCAGGATTCCGTATCGAGGGCGAACTTCGTTATTCCGAAGAGTGCATCCAGGCTGAAACGTGGTATCTCAAAACGAAGGATGGTTTGTATTATACGTTCCCAGGTGGTGGAAGATATATTGTTAAACATTAAAATACAACACAATGGATTATCAAGGCGAATTTTCAGGGCCGCAAATAGATGCCCGTTTAAGGTTGGCAGAAAGTGCCTATCAAAAGCCCGCAACCGGAATACCCGCAACCGATTTAGCGGAAGGGGTGCAGGAAGCGTTGCAAGAAGCGGGAACGGCATACCAAAAACCAGCAAACGGCATCCCTGCAAGCGATTTGGCAGAAGGGGTGCAAGAATCTTTGCAAAGGGGCGATTCTGCCTATCAAAAGCCCGTTGATGGGATTCCGGCAAGCGACCTCGCGGAAGGCGTGCAGGAATCTTTGACGCGGGCAAATACTGCATATCAGAAGCCTTCAAGCGGCATTCCGAAAACGGATTTGTCCGAAGGCGTGCAGCAGTCATTGGATAACGGCGATAATGCCCTTTCCGGAGTGAACGGCATTCTTCCTTTGATTCCCTCTGCGGCATCGGCGTTGAATAAACTTGCCGACCAAGCATTAGTGCAACACTTGGTGCAGTTGATGCAAGCGAGTTTCTGCGAGAATTGGGACGAATGGGCGAGCGTCCCAAGTGTTGCGGGAGATTTCCCAAAGATTCCCGACAACAACGATTATCTTGTTGTTCTCAACGCTTCGGATTATGCACCGTTGTATAACGGCGATGCTACTTATAATTCTGGGGATATTCGTACATACAACGGCTTGTTGTATAAGGCGTTGCAAGACGATTTTAGCGGCATTCTGCCTACTGATACCGACTATTGGGAAGAAGTTAGCGAAAACCCGAAATATGCGGGTTCGTGGATATTCAAATATGTCCCCGTTGACGAAAATTACAACAAATATAATTGGTTCCCCGAATTTAAGATTAGCGATGTCCCGTTCACGCAAGAACAGATGGCATCAATCGATTCGGGCATCAATGCGCTTCTTGTTGCGAAATTGACAAATTTGCCCGTGAAGCCCGTTGATACCGCCGCAAATCAAGGTCTTACGGACACCGAAAAAGCAAATGCGCGAGCGAACATCGGAGCAACTGCACCGGAGGTGTTTGTTGCAACTTTTGGCGTGACAACCGCAGCAGAAATTGATGCTGCCTTTGCTGCAAACAAGATAATTATTGTTCTCCATAATGACAGATACTACTATTTCAGTATGTATAATACTTCAAATTATGGTGCATATACATTTACACTCCTACTTGGTGTAAACAAAACATCGTCTGTAACCTTAAAGCGGTTAACGGATAGTTGGACTTATCAAGGAGAGATAACTATTGAGGAAACATCAAATAGGGCAACATCTTGGGGTACAACGCCATCAAATAATAAATACCCCTCGGAAAAACTCGTTTACGATTCAATATATGTCAAAGGCGTTATCAGCCAAACGCAGACTTGGACACAAGCGGCAGACGGGGGGTATGACTATGTAATGAGCGGCATAGTGCAGGGGAATATCCCAAAGGCGAACATAGATTTGTTTGAGTCGGCAGGCGCAACCTTTAATGCCGTAACGGGCTACTTTGAACTCAACGGGCTGACGGATTTGAGTTATGAGGAGATGCAGAAGATTTACACACTCGCATCTGCCTGCATTGAGTTCCGTCCAGACCGCACAAGGCAATTCTACGATCAAAATGTCCGCACTTTGTATCCGATAAAAGCGATAGGCACCGCTTGGGCTACAAATTTATCGGCTTGCTTCCAGGGAAGCAATGTGGAAACTGTGCAATTCACCGTTGATGCACTCGTAAACAATATCAGTCAGTTGTATAGAGTGTGTTCATATGCAAAATCGCTGGGAGCGATGAATCTTGGCAACATTGCCTCGCAGGGGGATGCAGATAATGCTTTTTTGGGCGCGAGCTCTCTGGAAAGCGTCTATTTGAAGAGCCTTAAAGTCGCCCAGAATTTCGCTTCTTGCCCACGCCTCTCCAACGCCTCAATCCTGTATATGATTAACAATGAAGCCGCGACAAGCGCGATAACCATCACTTTGCACGCAACCGCTTACGCAAGGGCGATGGCGGACGCGGACATTACGGCGGCTCTCACGAATCATCCTAACGTATCACTTGCAAGTGCATAGAACTATGAAAACGATTAAAGCCAAAGACGGAATGTATCTTACGCAGGTTTCCGTCGAAAACGAAGAAAACCGAATCTTTGTCCGTGAGATAACCGGGATGTCGGTCAAGGAAGCCGATTGGAGGGACGCAAGCGCAAAGGAAAAGGCCGATTGGGAAAAGCAATATCGGCCCGAATAGAAGTAATGCTTATGTTGCTCTACTATGCAATAATAATCTGCCTTACAGCGTCATTCATTCTTTCACTCCTATCAAAATGGGGAGTGATTGAATGGCTGCAGGTGCACTCGCCCTGCGAGTTGGTTTACAAGTGGGCCTCGTGCAAGTTCTGCCTTTCGTTCTGGACTTCACTGGCCCTCTCTATCGTCTTTATGATTATCTTTAAGCGGATTGACATTTTGGCAGTCCCGTTCCTCATTCCGGCAATTCTAAAAAACCTATGGTAACAAAGCAAATCGGAAAGCATAAGGTGGAAATTTGCGAGTCGATTGACGAACTTTCGATAGTGCGATTCCACAAGTATCAGAAATTACTGCTCATTGATGCGGGAGTTGGTGCTGACATTAACGCCTTCGACGCGAAGATGGATAAGGCCCGCCGCTATATCGCTGACGGGAAGCCGGAGAAAGCAATGCAGGAACTGGATAATCTTCGCCAGGGTGTCTATATGATGCAGACGGAATTGTCCCCGAAATGCAGGGCTTTCGCTGCTCTTGTTTATAAGATTGACGGGAAGCCTTGCGAGGATCTTTCTGACTGTGCGCTGGATGCGGTAACGCAGACGCTCGCAGATGCCGAATATCCCAAGATAGCCGCCGCCCTGGAAGCGGTCAAAAAAAAAATTGACTCGGAACTTACTTTATATTTTCCGTCTTTGTTTGAGGATGCGAAAGTCAAGGAATACTACGATTTGATGCGGAAGCGCACGCTTGCGACCCTGCAGGCGATTATCGACGGGAAGTCAAACCCGGCCGCGGAAGTGGATTCCCTTACGACTGCCCTGGTATGTTTCTCAAGCCCGAAGATATTTACAGGAACGCAGAGCGCAGAAATCGAGTCAGATAAGAATTTCGAGAATCTGTGCCTCGCCCTTTCAGAGCAGTTGCATATCAAGCCGAAGGAATGTACCGTGCTGGAGTTCTACAACGCTTTCGGTTTCCTGCAAGACAAAGCGAAAGAGGCCGCTAAATATCGCAAAAACCCCAAATGACGCGAATATGCGAGAAAGACGATAGATTTATTAACTTTTAGTTATACACCCCTAAAATCGCCCTAAAAATGGATAATCCTATATATTACTCCGACCTTATCAAGCCCGATAGCAGTATCGAGGAATTGATTAAAGAACTGAAAGAGTTGGATGCGGAGTACGAGTCGATGAAATCAAAGATTCAGTCCTCTGCTAACGATATAGCCAAGAGCCTGCAGAATGTGTCCGGCGCAACGGACGAGCAGCGCAAGTCTATCGAACTCGCAACCCAGCAGACCGACAAGTTGGAGAAGGAGTATCGAGATATTTACTCCGTCCAGATGGAGGTGCGGGAAGAGAGTCTGCGACTGGCTGCGGCGAAGAAGGAAGAAACGCAAGTAACGAAACTATTGCAGCAACTCAATGTTTCTGCGGAGGGTTCGTACAATAGGTTATCAGCGCAGTATCGCCTGAATAAGATACGCCTGAACGAAATGTCCGAGGCCGAGAGGTTCGCAACGGAAGCGGGGCGCAGACTGGAAGCCGAAACGAAGGCGATTTATGAGCGTATGAACGAACTGCAGAAAGCGACTGGAAAAGCGCAGTTGCAGGTCGGTCAGTACGAGCGTGCTTTGGGAGGTGCTTTGGGCGTAAATAGCAAATTCCTTTTAATTCTTACTGACACCCAGAAGCAGCAGGAAACACTCGGAGTTGCGATGTCTGCTCTAAAAACTCCGCTTATGGCTGTAATTGCTCTGATAGCCAGCGCGACGCAGATCATCAAACTCTATAAAGATTCTATCAATGCTACCCGTGAAACCGGGGATGAATTTGGTCGCGGGATGTCCGAATGGACTGCTACGGTAGAGGTTTTCAAAAAGGCCATATCGCAGGCAGATTTCTCCATCTTTATACGCAACCTCAACGATTCTGCGGCGGCTGCACGGGATTTGTATAATGCGCTTGATAGGGCAAACGAACTGATGTCATCGGCTTCGCTGATGCGCTCGTCTATGACGGAGGAGTTGAGCCGGCTGGAGGAAACGTTCAGGAACTCCGAACTCGATTATGATACGCGAGTGAAGGCGGGGCAAGACTATCTCGAAAAGATGCAGCCTATTTATCAAGCCGAGTCTGATGCGGCGAAGCGCGTGCGTGATGATACATTAAAATATCTCTATTCGAAGGTAAAGACGCAGAATTACGCCACGGAAGAAGAGTTGATGAATGACGCGGAGGTGTTCGCGTCAAAATTGCGCACGTTTGCCCAGAATGAGAAAGAGATAGACCAGGCATATAAGTACATTCAGACGCAAGAAGATCTGGTCGCTGCGGAGAAGCAGGCCCAGACTGCGACTGGTGCGGCAGAAAAGGTTTATCAGCAAAAGATTTCCGATTATCAGCAACTGATTGCCGCCACTCCGGAAGCAATCAAATCGCTTGCAGGGTTTGTGCGGGAGTATAAATTAACCACGGCTGAAGAGATAAAGGGGTATGTGGAAGCGGAGCGCGCCTATGCAGAAAAGAATGTCGCTATCTATCAGGACAACAAGCGTGTGAGTACACTGATCCATAGCCTTCAAAAGCAACAGACCGCTGACGAGCAGCGCGAGATTGAGAAGCGCAATGCTGCGGCAAAGAAAGCGGCAGAAGATAGGGAGAAGGCTGCTGCTGATGCGGCGGGAAAAGAAGCGCAAGCGGCTGCTGACGCGGAACGCGCACGGCAGAAGGAAATAGCCGACCAGCGTGCGCTCTATCAGGCGCAATTACAAAGCATCAACTTGGAGATTGCTATTACGCGAAAGGGTACGGAGGAAATGCTTGATCTCCGTGTTGCTGCTATTAACAAGCAGCGCGAGATTGAGATTTTTGAAAATCAGCAGAAGGTAGAAACCTTGCGCCAGGATGAAAAGAAGATCAACGCGAAGTACGATGCGATGGTTCTGACCGAAACAAGCAAGTTCTATAATGCGCTTTCGAGAAGAGAGATCGAGGAGGCGAATAGGCTCGGAAATACGCAGATTGATTTGCTGCAGACTAATGAACGTAAAAAAACGCGCCTTCGCATTGAGTTGGAGATTGAACGCCTGGAGCAAATTCTTGCGCTCAATGAAACTGCCGAGGAAAAACTATCTGATGAAGTTGTTGAGTCTATTCAGAATACGATTTCGCGGCTCAAGCAAACAAAGAAATCGTTACCATACAACGATCTTTACGATTTGCTTGGGATAAATATAAACGATCAGCAGAAATCCGCTCTAAATACTGCACTCAATTCTATCGTTTCATCCATCAACGCGATAATCGATTCGTGGAATCAGGCAGCAGATGCCGCAGTCAATGCTGCAGAGAAACAGGTTGATGCTGCGCAAAAGGTCTTGGATGCGCAGATTGAAGCAAAAAATAAGGGGTATGCTTCCGATGTAAAGCAGGCGCAGAAGGAACTCGCCCTCGCCCAGAAATCGCAGGAAAAGGCCAAGAAGGAGAAAGAGAGGGCTACTGCCGTTCAACTTGCAATGGACTCCGTTATGCAGGCATCCTCGCTCGTAACGGCTTCCGCTAATCTTTGGCAGGCGTTTTCTCCTATTCCGATGGTCGGCCCCGCGCTCGCTATCGCTGCCATTACTACGATGTGGGGTTCATTCCTTGCATCAAAGATTTATGCTGGAGTTGTAACAAAGCAGGCCGAGCAATATGGCGAAGGAACAGTAGAACTGCTCGAAGGCGGGAGCCACGCAAGCGGCCACGATATAGATCTGGGCCGAAAGAAGGACGGAACGCGCAGACGTGCAGAAGGCGGGGAATACTTCGCAGTTATCAACAAGCGCAGTTCTCGGAGGTATCGTCGCACGATTCCTGATGTTATCAATTCGCTTAACGATGGCACTTTTGGCGATAAGTACCAGCGTGCCAGCGCGAATATGTCAGGGTACGCGGTTGCGATGCTTGGTGGTACAGATGTCAGCAGACTGGAGAAGGATGTTTCCGCTATCCGCAGGCAGGGCGATGATACACGATACTTCGATGGCCGGGCAACGATTGTGAAGCACAAAAATCTAACTCGCAAAATCATATCCTAATGAACGCGATTTATAAGTTTGAGTTAACGATTAACGGGGTAACGAGCCAGTGTTATCCGATATACAAAGATTCGCTGGAGAAGGAGTATTCCAAAGAAAGCGGGCAGGAGTTTTTCCGCGCCCGCTTGACTGGTTCTCTGACCTTCGAGGCGGCAGACTACGATAGCATTGTAAATGCGGCATTTGACACGCGCTTTGGGCTGGAGATATTTATGTCCTCGGACGCTGGTGCGACCTGGACTTCCTACTGGAAGGGGAAGTTCTACAAGACTGACTGCACTTTCAACGGGGATGCCAAGACTGTTGAAGTGAAGCCGGAAGTGGATGATGCCTATGCGAAGGTGCTGGATGGGATGGAGCACGAGTTCGACTTGATAAAGTTGGCTCCCGTGATTCGCGAGGTTGATGCAGACAAGCGGCCTTTGATTCAGGTCTATGTTCCAGGAGATAGTGTTATCGGCTGCTTTATGGGCGGTATGTGGTGGGAGCAGGAATGCACACCGGAAAGCGATACTGATATACTGACGGAAAGCGGGGACGGAAAGCCGAATTTTGAACGGACTTACTACAAGTATTTGGTTGAGTTGGATAATGTGCCGGAAGGCTGTCCGAAGGTGTTTATGACTAACGATCCGATATATATCAACAATGTCCGCACTATTGTTAAGGATGGATGGACGCTGCAGACTGGTTATCCTGCCATATCTCCAAACCCAGGCCAGCCCACGTTCCTGACAAGGAATAGTGACGGGGCGCAGTGGCGAGGCGATATTCCGTCAGGGCTTCTTCCAGTTACGCTGACGCTGCACCCGGTTTCCGGGACTCCGGCAAGCGGGGATATAGAATTAAATGCGCATAGACTGGATGTGTTGTCGCGAATCCTTTGCGATGTAGACGATATAAATGGGCAGTCTACCTATCAAATTGGAAGCGATGATATAGTCCCCGATAATAGGAATTATAGGCGGGTAGTGGGATTTGTTTCAAATTCGATAGTGATAAGTGAAGAATTTTCCACTACGCCTACGCGCTGGGGACTCTACGAGCCGGGCATCTATTATGCCGAGCCGCCCGCTTTGGGCAGTCCTGAATTTTTCCCGATTGCCCGTTCAGCGTGGGGAGATTTCTCGCTATGGTTTACTTATAGCGGTTGGATAGCGGCAGAGCGAAATTTCGAGATTGCCGCCAGCAAGGAGTTCGCGCTTCGGCACGCTTACCCTCTCGCATCAGTCTTGTCGGTACTTCTCAACGAAATGGGTACCGGGCTTACCTTTGGCGAAACCGCGCAATATTCCGAATTTCTCTATGACATTGACAATAGCGTAAGAAATTACAACTATCAGATTCTCGTTACGCCAAAGTCGAATGTCATTAGTTCCGGTTACGATACGCCAGCGCAGAAAGCCCCTATAACGCTCAAAGAGGTGCTGGATATGCTGCGGTCTTGCTATCGTCTATGCTGGTTCATAGATGGCTCGAAATTCCGTTTGGAGCACATATCTTACTTTATGCGCGGAGGTTCATATAGCGCAATTCCAGAAATTGGCGTAAACCTTACAACTATGATCCTGCGACGGAATGGAAAGTCGTGGGATTTCGGACAAAGCAAGTTTGAGTTTAACAAGATGGCAACCGAGGGACGCTATCAGTTCGGCTGGATGGATGAAGTTACTGAATTTTTCAACGGCTTCCCCATTGAGATAAACTCCGGCTTTGTCAATAAGGAGAGCGTCAACGAGGTAATTGTTACGAATTTCACTTCCGATATTGACTATATCCTGCTCAATCCGTCCCAGATAAACGAGGATGGGTTTGTCTTGCTGGCTCCCGTACTTTATCAAGGCAGGTTAAAATTGCCTTATGTCAATTATGCCGTTAACGGTAACCCGCACTGGCTGCAGAACGGCTTTGCCGCTTTCTGTATGCTTGCGGAATACTATTTGTACGATATGCCCGCCCCGGATTGCGAAATGAACGGAGAGCCGCTTACGGTGTTCGGGACGAAGCGTTTGAGAACAAGCAAGGTAAAATTCCCCTGCCCCGCAGATCCAAATTTGCAGAAGTTGATACAAACTTCTCTCGGAAGCGGGCAAATCGAAAAATTATCTATAAATTTGTGCAGCCGGATTGGAACGGCACAGTTGCTATATGATACCGAATAACAATTTGTCAGTCTTACCCGTATATCCATCGCTTGCAGACCAGAATGCCCGCAAGTGGTGGATTTATGGCAACACATATCCATTGTTCCGTCCAAATAACGGGATGCCTTGTTTGCAGTTCATTTTGCCTTATGAGCAAAGGCAATTATACACAGATTTTGGGTTGTGGGTTATACCACTTACTGCCGAAGGGAATCCAGACCCAAGTGGTACGCAATTCATTGCGGGCGTTATATATTGCGGTGGATTTATCAAAGACTTCCCAGATTTGGGATATTCAGTGGTCGTGTGTTGTCCTGGATATAGTATTCCCGCCTCGCAAAGCGTAGGAAAATATTACTTTGAATTTCGCGGACAGTTAGTAGGGCAATCGGAATACAATACCATTCTCGGATATACGGATGTGATAACCGTTGTTCAAGACTTGGAACCGTACTTGAAAATCGAGTGGTGGGACGATGAAGATTTCATAATGGACGCGGGTGCAATTGTGTATGAAGGCCACGGAATGACGGGGGGAGAAGAGCAAGTGCAAACGTCATTCAGAAGCGAAGTGTATTTACACGCCGATATTGCAAAGCCGGATTATGTCTTTGAGGAAGAAGGCGAAACGCGGGACGGTTATTTCTACCCGTTCAAGCAGATTTCCGAAAAGCGTTACCGCTTCAAGTTCCTGGCTTGTGAGTATCTGCTGGATGTTATGCGCTTTATTCGTATGGCAGACCATATTCGTATTACCTATCACGGCCAAGTATATGATTGCGATACATTCCTGATGACTCCTGAATGGGAAGATCAAGGCGATGTCGCTTCCGTTGAGGTGGAGTTTGATACGGCAACGGTAGCGAAGAAAGTCGGACGGGGATATGTCCGTGCGGCTCGCGGCGATTTCAACAATGACTTTAATAACGATTTCAACTGATGGCAAGTTATAATATTCTCAAAACGCAGGTATCGAATGCGATAACCACGAATGGGAACGAGGAAATTACCGGGCAGGTGTTACGGAATTTGTTGAATAATAACCTTATCCCATCCCTGGGGGCGAAGTATCAGTTTGCAGGCGTAGCAACTCCGGATACTAATCCGGGAACGCCCGATTACAAGGTGGCTTATATCGCTGCTACTGCGGGAACATATAGTCATATAGGGAACTTTACCTTGCAGGCTGGCGAGATTGCGGTATTGTACCGTGATACAAATTGGCAAAAGGCAACAATCACAACGATTTCCGCAGGTGCCGTTCCATTCATTCTGAATGCAAGTACCAATTCAAAACGTAGATACTTGATTGTGAGATTCGACGCGATGATTGCGAACACTGGGAATGTTGATGTTGAGGTTAGCGGAGTACACACGACTGACGAAACCGCATTCAGGGGGACGTATCATATAGCCGCATCGCAAGAGAAGATTGCTGCAAACTATTTTGGGGATGCCGAACTGCTAACAACCGTTGTACTCTATGAGGATGACAACTATGATTATCTCATTTTCGATCTTGATGACGCTCCGGTAGACCTAATGAATGCCGCAATTTTCAGAAAGACTGCGGGCACGATGCCTGTAGAGGTATCATTTGCTGATAACTTGCCTTCTAACGGTTTGCAGATAATCAGCCAATGGCCGCAAGTTGATACGCCAATTCTACACACAGCCGATGACGCTGGAAGTTGGGTTACTGAAGAGGATGTGGCGGAGTTTGATTTTTCGATTGCTAATTCCTTTGCTGGTCGCGTAATTGAAATCTATACTGCGGACGCTGGAAGTGACGGTGCGGCTTATGGCGTTACCATTCCTTCAACTTCTGCATCTTTTGGGGAAGCGATGTTAATTGTCGTAAATGACAATGCGAGTGGAAATCTTTGTAGCATTTCAGGCCCGAATGGATTTTTTATAGAAGAGATTGACAATGGAAAAACCGTATACATCAATTTACTCCTAACGCCTTTCGGGGTGTATGTTAAATCTTATCATATCATTTAGTATGAAAAAGTTTTTTGAAAAGATCTGGGCGGCGATTAGAAAGCCCCTTCACTATGCAGCCGTTGCGCTGATTGCGCTTGCGTTTGGTTTCAGCGTAGTTGATTCGATTATTCGCTGCTTCCACGCGCAAATCCTCAATGGAGTTTTGCAGTTCCTTGTGTGCCTGGTTGCTGCTCCCGTTCTGTATCTCCTTTGCCGTGCGCTGATTATTGATGCCCCAAAATCCGAATAGAAATGAACCTTTACCCGGCAAAAATTGCGTGCGGTATCGTTAGCGCATTTCTTTCCATATTCGTACAAAATCTACTGCCGTTGTTCATCGCAGTAATCGTCTTTGAAGCGGTTGATTTCATAACGGGCTGCATCAAATCCGCAGTCGTAGCAAAACGGAACGGTGAACGATTTGCATTTGAAAGTATCAAGGCGTGGCGAACAATCTATAAGTTTGTGTTCATCCTTATCGGAATCGTTCTTGCCGAAATCCTTGATACGATAATAATGGACGATAGGTTACGCCTTGCAAACTATTTCACGGCCTTCGCTTGCGGTGTTGAATTTTGGAGTTTCCTTGAAAACGCGGCGGTTATCAGCGACCACCCCGTTTTCCGTTGGCTTCGCAAGTTTATGAAATTGAAGGTTGAGGATAAGTTGGGCGCAAACTTTGAAGAAATGGCGAAAGATGAAAACAAGTGATATAGACGCAATAGTTATCCATTGCACGGCCACGAAAGAGGGTAAGAATTTCCGCGCTGCAGATATTGATCGCTGGCACAAGGCGCAGGGCTGGAAGTGTATCGGCTATCATTATGTTATCGGCCTGGATGGGAAGGTGGAGGCAGGAAGGACGATGGATATGGAGGGAGCGCACTGCAAGGAGGCTGGAATGTCTGGGAAGCCATATAACAAGCATTCAATAGGCATTGTCTATGTGGGCGGGCTTGACAAGAACGGTAATCCGAAAGATACGCGCACAGATGCCCAGAAATTGGCGATGGTTGAATTAGTAAATGCGTTGCTTTTCAAGTTCCCTGCCATTAAGGAGATAATAGGGCATAATGAAGTATGTTCAAAGGAGTGCCCGTGCTTTGATGTCAAAGCCGAATTTCCACAAGTGATTGTAACAGCAGAAAAAACCCGGTAGGGTGAATAAATATTTATTAACCTTTTAATCTTTTTTGTTATGACAAAAGAACAGTTCATCGCTGCCATTAACGGTGCAATCGCCGGGCAGGGAAACCAAGTGGACATCAGCGGTAAACTCGCTGGGATCCTTACCGACCTCGCGGCTGGCTCCGCGCCCATTGAGGTCGAGGACATCGAAGCACTGACCGCAGAGCAACTCGATTCCCTGAATGTCGGGGACAAGGTTGTTAAAGTTACCGGAAAGCAGAAGCACCTCTATCTTGTTACTTACAAGGGCGAGGGCGCGGGAGAGGGCATCGTCCTTACCTACAACGCTTGCGGCTATGGCGAAGCCATTTCCTATGACCGCACGGAAAGCGGCTGGGCGTACAACTCCACGGATGTCAAGACTTACGGCGAATAATGCGTAAGTGGATTTACATTTCGGTTGCGGTCTTAATGGCCGCAATCGTTGTTGTTATCGTTGTCCTTGCGCTGCGGGTAAGGTCGTTATCAAGGGAGAAGGCCCGCTTGCAGCGGAACACGGAAACGCTGATGACGGACTGCGAGCGTTACAGGACTTCCGATTCATTGAGCGGCGCAAGAGTGCAGGCGCTGGAATTGAACTTGAAGGAATTTGAGCGATTCCGCGCAGAGGATGCCGCGAGGATAAAGGAATTGAAGGCGAAAAACTATGACTTGTCGCAGGTGAACAAGACGCAGGCGCAGACGA